ATCGCTGGTATGTTACAAAGTCGAAAAGATAAAGTAGTTGGTCAGGTAAATACAGTTATCAAAAGACTTCAAGATACAGCTAAAAAACTTTTTGATACAACCGAGTCCGAACCTAAGGTTGCAACCTTTGACCTAGTAAAAGACCTTGAAAAGATTTTAACTAAGTCTGAAAAGTTTGATGATGAAAATCCTGTATTATTAAAGAAACTTTTTGATGATGTTATAGCTAAATATAGCAAAGCATAACCTAGTCCATCAAGTTTGAAACTAAGCCCACTTCGGTGGGCTTTTTTTTCGCCCTGTGAAACCAGTTTTTAGAAACCAGTTACTAAGTATAAGACCAAGCTCTAAATGTGGTTCATGAACAAGTTCATGTTTTACTTTTACTAAGTTATTGATTTTAAACGAAGGTTCATAAGTTCATGGTTTAAACACATAGGACACTAGGTTTCGTGAGAATGGACTTTGTGCGAACGGAGTTCGCAGTGTATTTTACTTTGACCAAACCCATTCGCTATTGTGAGTCAATATGAACTCATGAACCTGCCTATTTTTTAATCAATCTATTATTATATTAAATATATATTATATATATAAATCATATACTTAGCACATCTAAGTCCATTTCAAAAACTTGGTTCATGGGACAATAACGGAAGTTTACTAACCCCGAACCTATGAACCTCGTTTAAAATCAAGCACTTACAACACAAAAACCACGCACATTTAAGCCTAAAACATGGTTAGAGAATTTCTTACACGACGCTTGACAAAAGGCTTGAACTAGGGTATAATGTTAATAATGGGCAGAGCTTTGTCCATTGATGTATGTTGAGTCTACACTTTGTAGACTTATATTTTTAAACTAATTGGAGACGATATTATGACGCATCTAACACAAAACATTAACATAGTTAAAAAGCTAAACGAAGCTAACCACAATTATGCAGACCTACGACGCAAAGCATTAGTCAGACGCAATTATCGCTTAAATGATTGGGCTAAACAAAGGCAGGCAGAAGAAAAGAAAATAAGGAATAGTATTGGTTTAGAATCTTTTAAGGGAGATAAGACATTCATGGATAAATTTATTGAAGCTCTTGTGTGGGTTTGTGTAGGGTTTGTTATCGCATGGTGGTTGAAGTGAGTAGTGATGGCGTTTCAAGTCTACAACGAGTAGACTCAGAGGGTAAAGTTATGGCATTGAAAGACGCTATTGAGAGAAACAAAGTTTTAAACGATATATGGAAAGAGGCGTTTTTTGTTAATACCAATACCAAAGAAGGTAAAAGACTCGCATGGCATATCAATCGTAGGTGGGAAAAGCCCATAACCGAATTGCACGAGTTACTCAACCAACTTAGGATAGAAAAAGCATTTCAACAAGCAGAAGGGAATAGTCATGGCTAATGAGTATAACAATCTATGTGTTAAGTGTTTCAGTCATGTATTACAAGCTCGGTGGGACTTAGGGTTTAATACTTGCTTAAAGTGTGGTGAGATTGAAGCTAGACTTAAAAAGCATACCATAGCACCAATGCACAAAAGTAATTACATGGTTATCACTAATCAAGCAGACTTAAAAGGTCTTAACAACAAGGGAGGGTTAGTAAAATGACGAGAACTTCAAACAAAAAAGCGATTGAAAGCATTAAAGCGTTAGAACCATTTAAAGCAAGTAATATGTTTGGTGAATGGTTTAATTGTGGTGTCGGCAAGAACTATGTAGTTTATAGTTATGGCTATCATTTTCCTATGTATGTTTGGGATAGCGTGGCTTGTATGTGGATAGGTAACAAAGATAAGTGTTCACTAAGCACATCAAGGCAACAAAGCCAAACTCGACCAGACCATGTAGATAAATGGGTAGACACGAACGAATTGATTTCTATTGCATACTATGGTATCGTGGATAAAATCATAAACAAGGTAAGTCTACAAGGTGTAGACTCATGAGGAGGGCTATGAAGTGAGAGAACTAAGTAAAGAAGGTAAAACTTACATACCTAAAAAAGAACGAGAGGCTATGATTGAAACTCTACGCATACAAGAAAACATAGAGGCAGGCATAGAGAACTGGTTTGGGAAAGTTAAGTATCAGAATTATAGTGATAAGTTTTTAAGAGAACAAGTCGCATTTGCAGTCATGCGAAAAGTAAAAGGAGAAACAAAATGAGTAACAAAGATAAAGTAATGCTAATTATAACTACGCACATCATGGCTTTTGTATTTGGTTGCGTATTCACAGAAATCGTATTTAAACTACAAGGAGTAATATCATGAGCAGTCAGTTTAAGAAGTTCATCGCAGTTGTAGAAGTTGGAGTCCACGAAAGTAGACTTAAAGAGTTAGAAGAGTGGCAAGTCGTTCCCGAAGATTATGTCAAAGCTCAGATAGGTGAACACCTAAAAGACAGGGGCATGATGGTAAGAAGTCTTGTCATTGAAGGGTTTCCTAATGCGTTTGAAAATATCAACATGAAAGTAATGTTATTAGAAAGTCAAGCTATCATGGAGGATTTGGAAAACGAAATCTTAGATAAAACTTGTATCGGAGGTAAGTGTGATGACTAAGTTTAACAGAGCTGAGGCGATTGAATGGTTAGCTAAAAAAGCATCACATGGCTATGACTATACTATCGACGGCAGAATTAAAGACAACGAGAAAGCTACTCAAAGGGAGTATTGGAATTATCATGATATGTATTCTAAGCTATCAACCCGTATGTTAAAGAAACGAGTAGCACAAAGAGTTATCAATAGTGCATTTTAATAAGTCTACGCATTGTAGACTCAACGGAGAAAATTATGAATAAAAGAGTAACATCAAAGTATGAACGCATACTTAACAAAGTTATAACAAGTTTGCGTCGTGAATTAAAGTATGACGCTGAGAGCATCAATGGAACTGGTTTAGATGATTACAATGACGATAGTGGTGTGCGTGGTCGTTATGAATTAGCAAGGGAACTACTTCACGCAATCAGACTGGAACTAGGAACTTTACCGAGTGAACCTGTTCACGCTGAAACATATGTATCGCCTAAGGAATTATTTGAAGACCAAGCCATACAAGATGCCATAGCGTATGCCGAGAAACTAATTACACCAAAGGATATTTAAAATGGGCTATCGTTCAGATGTAGGCTATGTTATCCAATTTCATGAACCTAAGTATAGAGAGGATACACCGAAAGATAAACAAGTCACCAAAGAAGGTTTATTCAATGTATTCTTAGCTGATGCCAAGTCAAAAGAGGATACAAAGAATTGTTTTGAAGAAAGTGATTGGGACTTGCTAACTATCAATCAAGGTGAGTGCTTTATAAAGTATAGTGCCTATGATGTGAAATGGTATGACGATTATGATGATGTTAAATGTCATGAGGCTTTAATAGTATTAGCACAAGAGTATTCAGATATGTATGACAATACAGAGGACTTAATTAGCCTTCCCATATCATATGCCAAGATAAGAATTGGTGAAGAGATAAATGACTTTGAAGAAGAGTATGGTGGTGATGATGGGTATAGTTTAATGAATATAAATAGAAGTTTTGAGTTTAATGTTTAAGTAGGGGGCTATTGACTTTTTTTGTAATCTATGGTATAATTATATATTAGACGATGGGAAAAGTGTGTATAGCATTTATGTAGAGTCTACATGGTGTAGACTCATTAACTAGGAGAGCAGTATGGAACTATCATTTGAAATGGAACAACCGAACCATATCATTTCTTTAGCGACATCGGCAGTATTGGTGTCCGTTGATGTGAATGTGTGGTCAGCAACAAAGCAAGACAGAGGTATATCAGACGAGGTAACTAGTCTCAAGAAAGCCGACGCAAGTGCAGGCAGATTTGTGAAGAACCTTTTAGCTGATGACCAATTCCACAAGCGTTTATCTAATTATCGTCAGACTATATATAATTGGTTGAAGCGTAGCACATTTAGGTGGAACAACTCTCAAGACTTATTACCCGTAGTTAATCTCACCAAGTTCAAACAAGAATATACTGAGCATGAGGTAGAGTTCAATAGGTTACTTGATAGTTTTGTAAACAACTATTCTACAATCGTAGGTAACATGGCATTTAAGCAAGGCGATATGTTTAATAGGCATGATTATCCCGATGTCAATGAAGTCCGTAGCAAGTTCGGTATCAAGTTATATGTAAGTGAAGTGCCGAGTCATGATTGGCGATGCAGTATCTCTAACGATATCGCTGATGATTTAAAACAACAATACGAAAAGCAAGCAGAAGGGATTATCAATCATGTCATTCAAGACCAAGTGGAACGGATTACAGAAGTTATGGAAAGTATCAGCTATTGCTGTGGAGTGTCAGAAACTACCGACGCCGTCACAGGCGAAACTAAAACGAAGAAACGCAAAATATATGATACCACAATCGAAAAAGCTAAAGAGTTATGTAACACATTTAAAGCATTTAAACCCGTAGACAATGAGATGACTAAACGGCTTAGCGACGCAGTCAACAAGTTGGAGTATAGTCTACAAGGTGTAGACTCAGAAGTCTTACGAGAGAGTGATGCAGTTCGTGAGAAAGTGAAGTCAGATGTAGAAGGTATCTTAAATAAATTTAAACTATAAGGAGTAGCATATGCAGTATCTAGCATTAGCAGTAGGGTTTGGGTGTGGGTTTCTTTGTGCCAAGACCATTGAGATTGTCCATCATCTTCGTATGCAAAGAGAATTAAAACGAATGTCAGAACGAGATAGAAGTAAAATTATACAAGCAACGGCAGAAAGTATTTTAAATAAAACTAAAGGAGATAAGCATGGCGACAATAAGTAATGTAGCAAGTGTAACGATAGACGAGTTAAGAAAAATAATTCCAACTATCGGTAAAGAATTAACACCAATCATTCAATCAGAACCAGGTTGTGGTAAGACATCATTACTCAAAATGATTGAGCAAGACTTAGGCGATGGCTATGATTATATCTATGTAGATTGCCCTGTGAAAGATATGTCAGATATATCTATGACTATTCCGAACCACGAAAGCAAAACACTAGAGAGCTATGTCGGTAGTTTGTTTAAACTAGATAGTCCAAAGCCTAAGGTTATCTTACTAGACGAGTTCATGAAGTCACCAAAGTTATTACAAGTTATCTTTACTAGGTTAATGCTAGAGAGATGTGTAGGTGATGTGGAGTTACCACAAGGCTCAATCGTGTTTGGCACAAGTAACAATGCAAGTGATGGTGTGGGCGATACGATGTTAGCTCATGCAGGTAATCGTGTGTGTATATTGAAAATGCAAAAGCCCGATGTGGATACATGGCTCAAGTGGGCAGGCAATAACAATATCAATCCGTTGATTAGAGCATGGGTGTATATGTTCCCAAGAGCATTGAATAGTTATCTTGATGTAGGTCAAGAGGATAACCCATATATCTTTAATCCTAGTAAGCCTGTGCTATCTTTCTGTAGCCCTCGTTCATTAGCTAAAGCGTCAGTCATTGTAGATAACCAAGATGTCATTGGTGATAATGCGACGATGTGTGCATTGGCAGGGACTATCGGTGCGAGTGCGAGTGCAGATATGAGTGCGTTCCTTAAACTTGATAAGCAATTACCAGAGTTTGACAAGATTATTGAGAACCCAATGGATATTAATATTCCAGAGGATATGGCAGGTCAACTCATGTTAATGTTCCAAGCGACAGATAGACTCAAGACTCAAGATGAACTATCATCATTCATGAAGTTTGTTAAGCGTATTGATAGCTCTGAGATACAAGCGATATTCTTTACTATGATTATCCGTAGTGATAAGACTAGAAAGCTAGCTCGTAGTAATCTAGAGATTACGAAGTGGGCATCAGAAAACCATGAGTTATTTTAATAACAAGTCTACACTTGTAGACTCAAGGAGGAAATATGGCTAGTCAAGAGATGAGGTTAAAGAAGGCTCATGTTGCCTTGCTCAACTATACTGACACGGCATTGTATTCGGGTGTTATCCTTATGGGTAAGAGTAGTGTTGAGGATAAAGATATTACTGCATACACCGACGGCGTCAATAAGAAGTATGGTAGAAAGTTTATTGAAGGTCTAACCGACCAAGAGTTATGTGGCTTAGTGATGCATGAGAACCTTCATGTCGCATTCAAACACATACAACGATTTACCAAAGAGTTTAAGGCAGAGCCTCACTTAGTTAATGTCGCCGCCGACTATGTTGTGAACGATGTCATTAAGCAACTTAACCCTAACATAGTTAAGTTGCCCGATGATGCATTGTATGATGCAAAGTTTCATAATTGGTCTGTGCGTGAAGTATATAACTATCTTAAACAAAAACAGAAAGAGCAACAAGATAAGAAATCTAAGGGTGAGTCTACAGGTAGTGGACTCAATGGTAATGGTCAGCCCGATGTATCGGATATGAAAACATTAGATGACCACGACTTTGAGAACGCACAAACAATGTCACCTGAACAAGTAGCAGAGCAAGCAAGTAAGATAGACAATGCAATAAGGCAAGGTAGTCTACTGGCAGGCAGGCTCGGTGCTAAGATACCAAGAACTATACAAGACTTACTTACACCAAAAGTTAATTGGCGTGAGGTATTGCGTGAGTTCATATCTAGTGCAACTCGTGGTAGTGATGAATATACTTGGCGAAGGTTTAACAAAAGACTTATGGTCAATGATATTTATATGCCATCTATTGAGAACGAGAGTATGGGTGAATTAATTGTAGCGATTGATACATCAGGTTCAATAGGTAGCGTAGAGCTTACAGAGTTTGCAACGGAACTGGTGACGATTTGTGAAGTAAGTAGTCCATCAAAAGTTCGTGTGTTATGGTGGGATACCGAAGTCCATTCGATGCAAGTGTTTGAACCAAGTCAATACAATGCTATTGCGTCATTACTAAAACCCGAAGGTGGTGGTGGAACTCATGTATCAAGTGTGAGTGAATATATAAATAAACATAAGATACAAACTGAGGCAGTCATTGTATTCACCGACGGCTATGTTGAAGATGATATTAAATGGAACATCACATCACCGACATTGTGGTTAATAACGCAACGAAGTAATTTCCCTACAACCTATGGTAAAGTTATTAGAAAGGAAGACTAAATGATAAGCTATAAAAAGTTACAAGAAATAGTAGCAAACATAAAACCTTATCGGAATACCGACGAGTATCCGTATGCTAGTAGAACTCATAGACATAAATACTTTAAAGTCGTAGAAGTTGATGGTAAGATTGAATATCATCTTTACTATTGGGGTGGGTTCGTAGAAGATTATCTTGACCCATATGAAGCTGAACAGATGAAAGAACATGACCCTGAAAAGTTTGATAAATATCATTCAGCCTTAGGATACCGATGGAAAAACATGGCTAACATACCTTATTACTCTACATGGAACCATGATAAAAAACCAATATTTATCGTTAGAGATGATAATACGGCAGAGCTAACTCATAATAGTTTGCATCAAGGTTCAAATATGATATGGAGTCAATACTTACCTCATAGAGTATTTGCCATGAAATCATCTAGAGCTGGTGGCAATATTATCAAGTCTTATGTGCATAATCTTAAAATACCTGTATTCAAAGGCTTTAGATATAATATAGATACATTTGAATTGCATGAGTCATCAAGGTATTCAATAGATATACCCTATGTAGATAGAACTAAGTCTAATGAAGTCATAAAAGCTGAGAAAGAAAAACTTAATATAATTAAAACATTTATGAATACATTAGATAATAAATCCTTCGCTGATACTGTTAGAGATGTATTTAATGAGTATGTATCTAATGATAATGCAGATAATTATCATAGTGAAGTTATATTAAATAAAGCTGATGAGTTATGGCAAACTGATTATGTATCGGCAAGTTATTTATATATGATTGGGTTCGGTATTCATGATATGTATTGGATAGCTAGTAATAATAACCCTTCAAGATATAAACCAATAATATATTTTGAATTCTTTAAAAGAAAATTTAGTGATAGGCTCAAGACTTTACATAATACATTTACTAAAGTAAAATACTGGGACTTTGATAAAAACTATCCCGACTCTAGATGGGGTATAGAAGTCCGTGACACTAAAGGAAATATTTTAGTTCAATTACAATAAGTCTACATCATGTAGACTCAACCAAAGGAATGTATGTTTCAAAATCTTATAATAGAAGTTATAGAACCCATAGAAACTTCTAGGACAGAAATCTTATACAAAGTTCCTGTGTATGTAAGTGATGAGTATAATGTGTTTGTAGGCAGAGGACATCGTAGAATATTTAACGAACACACTTTGCCTAATTATATTAAAGCTAAACTTACATTTGCAAAGGCATCATCGCCTGACAAAGTAGCAGAGGATAGAGATTTGTTTGAATTTCAAATGTATAATTGTCCTGTTAAAAATATGGAGTATATAGGTTGGCGAGCATCAAAGTCATTCTATATAGTTATCTTAGATGAAGAGCAACTCAACGAACTAAAAGGTGTAAAAGATGGTAGCTAAAGAGAAACAAATTATCGTAGAACAAATTGTAGTCACAGGGTATATCAAGCACGCTAATGGTAGAAAGTCACCATTCTCATTTAACAAGAATGATTTTAAGCCTAATGATTTATTAGGTATCTTTGAAGGAGTAAGTAGAATATATGAACCAAGAAGAACAGAAACAAAAACTTGAACAGGATATCATTGAAGTAGCCGTCCCTAATTATTATAAATATGTAGATGATACTAAAGGTGTAAGGTCTGAGAAAGATGCTAAGATGTTTTACTATGCATTTAGATTAGGCATCATCAGAGGTATTCACTTTGCATCAACACAGATAGCAAACTATAACGAACAACTAGATAAGGAAACTAATGACACCCGAAGCCAAAGTAAAGAAACAAGTTAAAAAAATTTTAGATATTGTCGGTTGTTATTATTTTTTCCCACAGACAGGTGGATACGGCAGTAGTGGTGTGCCTGACATCGTTGTATGTCATAAGGGAAAGTTTATAGGGATAGAATGTAAGGCAGGTGATAACAAACTTACCGAGTTGCAAAAACACAACATTGACCTAATAAACAATAATAAAGGCTTGGCAATCGTGGTAAATGAGAGTAATATAGAAGAACTTATAACCCTAATGAAAGGACTATAATGACAGAAAGCTCGTTAAATACACAAGTGGATGGTGACCACTATAAAAAATACAAAATTCAACCTATCGTTTATATTCATGTAAACGGTATCCCATTCATCGAAGGCACTGCCATTTCATATATAACAAGATGGCGTGATAAAGGTGGCTTAAAAGATATTGATAAAGCTATCCATTGTCTTCAAATGCTTAAAGAACTCGAAGTAAAATCCGAACAAGATAAATAAAACTGGTTTCAGTTTTTAAGGAGGGTCATTATGATAGACCAAGCATTGGCATGTCTAGCCACAACCATATTTATGGAAAGTAGCATAGAACCACAACAAGCCCAAATTGCCGTAGGATATGTATTGATGAGACGAGCAGACTTTAATCCAAAAAATGTCTGCTATGAAATGAAACGACCATCTCAGTTCAGTTGGTATGGAAAAGTAAAGCCACCCGAACCGAATGAAATAAATCCTTACTATTATCAGCTCGCATGGCGTATAATGCACAAGCTAGAACCTGATTATAGTTATGGTGCTACATCGTTCCATGATACAAGTATATCTAAGCCTAAGTCATGGTGGAAATTGCAACAAGCTATACAATGGTCTCATATAATATTTTATAAACAAGAGGCGACTAAATATGCAAGCAACTAAACCTGATGCTTGGGAATATAAAGAATATGATACAAATAATAATTTAAGGGCTAGACATGTATGGACTTTTCTACCTGACGACTTAAAGTATTTTTCTAATTTAAAAGATGTGCATCATATAGTTATTACACCCATGTATAAAAACGAAGCTCAATCTCAAGAGTATAATAAAGAGAATAAGTATAGTAGTAAAAAATTAGCAGAAGCATTTGGAGGATTATAATGGCAACACAACAAGTTCATAAAAGCAAACGACATGCCAATCCGTTTAAAACTAAGACAGGCAAAGATAGACTTAAGGCATTGTCCATTAAAGTCTTATACGAAATGTTAGATAAGTTTAAAGAAGGTGGTAAAAAACGTGCCAAGATTGCAAAAGAAATTGTTCGACGAACACCTATTGAATAGGACACAACCTGTTATAGACGGCATAGTCATCGTGGCTATGCTTTATTTTTTTGGGGGATTGATTAAATGTCTTTACCTTTTACTCATGCTACTTTAGATGATGATGGAGAAATTATTAGAAAGTATAGATGGAGTCAAAAAGAAGCGAAATGGTTTACAGAAAATAATAAAGATGTTATAGTAATAAAACTAGATAAACCAATAGTAGTCAAAGAAAATTTATTTGAATTAGTAGGAGAGTGTTTATTTTGAGAGCTTATAAACGATTTACTGACCAAGAAATTATTAATAGTGCGTTAGAATATATGACTAAGTTTCCTAATGCAGGCAGATACAAAGTTATACTAAATACATTAGGTAATGAAAGTAGAATTAGAGATTTAGAAAAACAAGGATTAGTTAAACTTCCTACACCTGAACCAAGAGGTAAAGCATGGCGTAGAAGTTTCACAATGTATAGTAAACCAATAGAAAGAGCAACTGCATGATGAACGACGAAGTAGATGTCGCTAACGAATATCTACAACAAATGATTGATACGGCAGTCACCAATGCCCATAATAAAGCTAAAACACCTGTTAACACAACAGGTAAATGTATATGGTGTGATGAACCTGTTAAGGATACTCGTCGTTGGTGTTCGGTAATATGTCGTGATGAATTTGCACGACACGCAAAAGACAAATAAGAATTTGCAGTAAACGCAAAGGGCGAAAGCACTTTTATATGTATGTTAAATTATTTAGACGGTATTTTTGCATTTATATAAACCGTGAGTAGCCCACCATTTTTAGGATAATATGAAACTCATAACCTTAGACTTTGAAACCTACTATGATGTAGGTTTTACCTTATCAAGCCTTACTACTGAAGAGTATATAAGGTCACCACAATTTCAAGTAATTGGCGTAGGAGTTAAAGTAAATGATGAAGAAACTAAATGGCATACTGGAACGCATCAAGAAATCAAAACTATACTCGACTCTTATGACATTCCTAACTCTGCCTTACTCTGTCATAACATGTTGTTTGACGGTGGTATTCTATCTTTTAGTTTTGGGATTGTTCCTTCTATGTATTTCGATACTCTCTGCATGGCTAGGGCTATACACGGCACTAATGCGGGCGGTTCGTTAGCTACACTTGTAGAAAGATATAATTTAGGCACAAAAGGCACAGAAGTTATAGATGCTAAAGGTAAGCGACTAGAAAACTTTACGCCTGCTGAGTTAGATAGATATGGTGGTTATTGTAAAAATGACGTTGACTTAACCTATAAACTATTCCAAGTCTTAGCACCACAGTTTAATGAGAATGAAGTTAAACTTATTGATATAACTCTTCGCATGTATACCGAACCTACACTTGAAGTAGATGATGCTTTACTTGTAGAACGATTAGAAGAAGTTAAGAACTTAAAAGCTGAATTACTTACAGGGTTGATGATACGGTTAGACTGTAAAACTACAGAAGAAGTCCGTGCTAAGTTAGCATCTAATAAACAATTTGCTGAGCTACTTATAGAGTTAGGCATAGACCCACCTATGAAAGTAAGTCCGACTACAAACAAAGATACCTATGCTTTAGCTAAGAATGATGTAGGGTTTATTGCATTATCTGAGAGTGAAGATGTATTTATACAAGAACTATGTCGAGTAAGACTAGGCACTAAGTCTACACTTGAAGAGTCAAGGATAGAGAGATTTATAGATATTGGTAAACGCAATAAGGGTAAGCTACCTATTCCATTAAAGTATTACGGCGCACATACAGGCAGATGGTCAGGCTTAGACAAGGTTAACTTCCAAAACTTACCTGCACGAGATAAGAAAAAGAAAGCATTAAAGAACGCCATCATTCCACCTATGGGTCATAAGATTATTAACTGTGACTCTTCGCAGATTGAAGCTCGTGTCTTAGTATGGCTTGCAGGACAAGATGACATAGTCCAATGGTATAGAGATGGTCGAGATGTTTACTCCGAGTTTGCAAGTAAAGTTTATGAACGACCCATAACTAAGAAAGATACAGTTGAAAGGTTCGTAGGTAAGACTTGCACATTAGGACTAGGCTATGGCACAGGATGGGCTAAGCTACAACATACACTAAAGACTCAACCACCTAATGCTAACTTATCAGATGATGAATGTCAAAGACTTGTTAGAGTTTATAGAGAAGTTAACGATAAGGTTATTGAATTGTGGCGTGAATGTGACGATGCCTTACAGGATTTAGCTTCATGGAAACAAGGTAAAGAAC